GATGAAGTCAAGTGTGTTGATATACTTTTCAATACCCTCGATCTGTTCTTTGTGAAGCTTTCGCTTTCCTATTTGAATAGCAAGGATTTCAAGTGAAGCTGCTTTATTGTATTCCGAAAAGAATTTAAGCAGTTCTTCTGCGACAACTCTTTCGTACTGGTCATTAAAGTATTCTGGTTTTACGAACGGCACAACCTTACGGCAATATTCTTCATTGTGAATCAAGTTTGATAAGATTGTCTTTTCGATTTTCATTGTCATCAATAAATCCTAGATGATTGCGTTCAAGTCCGTAGTAGAGTAATTCTACTATAAAATCACCGAGTTCTTTTTCAAAAGCCTCTTCGTCATATCCATCTTTTTCGTATGGAACTGAGTGAACATTGTATTCAAACCCAATTCGCAATTTATCGTTTACAGAATCTTCTTCAAAAGAAACGTCGCTGTAGGAGAATATGATTCCAGCAAAAGGGCCTTCGGTGAGACACAGAGCGTGTAGCTCACCTTCCTCGGTCCTCTTACCTAATACTTTATGCGGCCTTAATTTCGTCTTCATATTTTTCTAAGTCTTCAAAAATCTCATCATCACGAATAATATCACCGTGACCAACTTGGTATTTCTTTACGACAAAATCATTGAACGACTTTGAAGTAATGATAGACATCCAGAATTCTTTGCTATCGGTGTCTTTAATTCTATACTTCTTATCTTCGACTTCGCCAGTGTCGACATTTACTTTTGAATACCAACCGTTACTGGGCTTGATAACATGTCCAGATTCGAGTGCGATATCCAATAAGCCAGACCACTTGCTGATACCACCATCAAAAGATACACTAACAGGGATTTTAGATTTTTCTTTAACATATCTTGATTTCTCTACGTTGATAATGAAGTTATAACCAACGATTTCTGTTCCTTCTTTTTCTTGCTGACGACCAAGAATAAAGATATTGTCCGCTGAGTAGTAAGGACCTGTTCCACCAGAAACAATAGCCTTGGGAAACATTCCTTGTTCCATGTACGTATGATTAACGACAACCATAGGAATGTCTTTAATCGTAAGATGAGGAGTTACCATACGGAACAGAGATTTAATTTGTTTAGCACGAGACATATCCGCAACAGACTTACCTTCTAATGCATCTTCAACTTCTTTCTTAGATGCGAGGTTGCCAATAGAATCAATAACGATCATGACTCTGTCACCTCGATCGAGGTGATTGATCTGTTGCATGATGTCGAACTTAAGTTGTTCTAGATCAGTAATAGGTGTATGCAGTACACGCTCAGCATCGATACCAAAACTATCGAAGTAAGATTGAGGGGTACCAAACTCTGAATCGTAAAACAACAGTGCTGCATCGGGATATTTGTCCAAATAAGAACGTGCCATCAACAAACTGAAAGCTGTCTTAAAGTGTTTCGACGGACCCGCCCACATCGTAAGACCTGGAGTCAATCCACCATCAAGCCGACCACTAAGCGCAACATTGATTACTGGAATCGATGTTGGAATCATATCCTTCTTAGTGAAGAACTTTGACTTAGATAGAATATCCGATTCTTTAATCGTAGTATTCTTTTTAATCTTTTCTAGAATGCTCATGTATTCTCCTTATCGTTTTGATTGCGACACATCAAAAACAAAAGTAATTCTGACGCAATCACCTACATTTTTAGTGCCATGTTCTAATTTGTTGTTGAACCACAAAAGAGTTCCCGGTTCAACTACATATGATTCATCACCAACACTGTACTCATATTTTCCTTGAATTGCAAGATGATACCGATCTCTTGTTTGATAATAGCTTCCAATATCGATGTGCTTTCCAACTGTTCCTCCAACTGGAAGAGATAGGAACCCACACCTGTCGTGCTTAGGGAAATGTCTTTTCAGGAAATTTACTACGTGAGTGTGCTTGTAATAAGCGGGAGTTGGTACTGACAACTCACTGTCACCAACATATTCGTCTACAGATTTAATCTTTCCAACTATTAATTGTAACACACCTGCATCCACTTCTGGAAATCCATGTTCATCTACACAACTCTTAGCACCTTCCATTTTACTAACTGCATTCCAATCTTCTGGATATTCTTTCAGTTGTGCTAGAATCTTTGAAACATTTATACCCGTCTTAATTATTCGTATGTTATTCATGAAAAGAAATCCTCAAGGGAAGCTTCTTCTTCAGCTTTCCAACCAATGGAATCTAGAATGATTTTAGCGGGATCCAAAAATGATTTCTGAAATTGAACTTCGTTATCGATGTATCGGTGCAATCCAAATTCTGGTGGAAGAACTTCAAGGAATCCAACTACATCTTCACGTGTAGGATTCTTTGGATCAAGGTGAATGTACTTAATTTTCTCGCCTTCCTTGATGGTTTCATATTTATTCTCGAGACCATTCTGTTTTAGAAGATAATTGTACATCAGCGCTGCGCGTGAATTAATGGGTGTACCTTTTCTGTAGATCAACTTAGAGTCTGAGTACTCTTTCAGCGACGAAACACCGCGTGGGAATGCTTTTTCTTCAGCGGGCAAACTGTCGAATTTGTTCTTAAATTCACGAATGAATTGCTGAGTTTGTTCTTCAGTGCCACTGATAAGAATCTTAAATAGATCCTCCATTGCTCCACGGCATGCTGCAGGTGTTGAAGACTTAATAGCTTCGATACCCATAATCTTAAGCTTTGGCTTTGAATAACGAACACCTTCGTTGTCCCACACGTTTAGGATGTATCGTTTCTTTGCAGTCCAAATACCACGATCAGCAATACCTTCACGCTTCATCGAGATCCGCTGCTTATATGCGTTGCAGTTTTCCTTGAGTTCTTTAAAGGCGATGTCGAGCACATCCTTCTCGATCTTAGCGCATACTTTATCGAGGAAATCTACTTTCTTAGAAGTATCAGCATCAGGCAAAACATGATTAACTAGATCACCAAGATTAGCATACACTGAATCAGTGTCGATCGCAATCACGTAATCTTTGTTAGTCTTAAGTGTTTTATTTAGAAATCCATTGACGTGCTTTTCAGCCCACTTAATGATTGCTTGGCCGGTGATAGTAATACCTTCGGCGATTTCCATCGTGAAGTAACGGAAGTACTTATTACCAAGTGCACCGTAAAGTGAGTTCAGAAGAATCTTAATTGCTGTCTGTTGGTTTTCATAGTGTGCGATATCACGTTCAATGCGATACACCTCAGTCTTGTTCGACTTATCACACTTTTCAAGTTCCTGCTTTGAAGCCAACATCTTCTTCTTGATCAACACACGTTCATCATACATTTCTTCGATAATCTTTGGCATGAATCCCTGCTTTGAATTATCGAAGTATTGACCAGTCGCTGCCATAGACATGTTGTCTTTTATTCCGGTTTCTGTGACGTATCCATCAAGAATTTTATCGACAGTGATGTTGGGTTCTACTTTACGAATAATCGTTTCAGGACTCATGTTCCATTGAACGATGATGTTCGGGTACAGTGAGTTTACGTCGAAAGAACAAACCCAATCGTGCACACCGCACTGAGGATCTTTAACATAGCCACCCTCATAGTCAGACTTAAAGCTTTCTTTGTTCGGAGGAACAATAATGTTTTGTGCAAGAAGGTATCGATGAATCAAGGAATCCCATATCGCAACAGTGCCCATCGTATCAGAGTAGTTGACACCGGCTTTATACGCCATAGTCATCGTCAATGTAATCATAGCGATCTTATCTTCCATGCGGTCGACAAGATCAACGTCCTTAATGTTGTAATCGATAAACTTTTGGTGATCTGTCTTATACAGCGTGTGTAGTGTACCATCAAATGCAAGTTTACGTTCACCAAGAACTACATATGCGATGTGATCAAGACGATACGATTCTTGAGGACCAAACGAATATCCGAACTTTTGAAAGATGTCCATGTAGTCCAATTGTGAGATACCAATGATGTCGTACAACTGAACCATGCCTTTACGCATAGACACCATTCGTTCTTCAACCATACCCCACGGTGAGAGTTTCTTTACTTCATCTTCGCCTAGCACTCGATTAATGCGATTGACGAGGTACGGGATATCGAACGTTCGAATATTCCAACCAGTAACCACATCAGGAGTAGTATGTTCTTCATACCAAAACTGAATGAACTGCTTGAGCAGGTGTTCTTCAGAAACGCACTTGGTGTATCGAACTTGGTACTGCTTCATGATCGAAGCTTCTACATCGTATTCACCTAAAGCCCAGACAAAATACGTATCTAAGATGCTATCCTTAATAGCAATAGAGATAACCGGATGCTTGGCTTCGTCTGGTTCTGGGAATCCCTGATCAGATGCAACCTCGATGTCGATATTGTGGATGCGGATCTTTGAACGATCAAACTTTATTTCGCCGGAAAATTCTTCGGCGATGAATTGAGAAATGTAATTAGTATTACCGTAGATCTTGAAGTTCTCGACTTCTTTGTATTTCTCAATGAACTCTTTTGCTTCACGCATAGAAGAAAGTTCGATCGGATCTACATTAGTTCCATCGAGTGCAGTGAACTTAGAATTGCCTTTACCCTTCACATAGAGGGTAGGCTTGAACGGAATCTTTTTCTTAATACGCCGGCCACCATCATAGCCGCGATAGAGTAAGTTGTTTCCATAACGAGAAATGTTTGTGTAGAATTTCATAATAGAAAAGAAAACGGGGTATAGTAATTATACCCCGTTTAAGATTAAAAGAACACTATTATTGCATCATGGTCGGAGGAATATCATTTGCCGAAGCAATCATAATTCCTGAACCAAAAATACGATTATATTCATTAACCATTTTCGTATCTAACTCAATTTCACCGATGACAAAATCTCTAAAGATACGAACTTTACCATCTTTCGCAAAAGGAGCAAATGGGGCGAAAGCTGCACCAACTCGTCCGTCTTGTGTCTGCTGTACTACTAGTAGAGCAGGATTATAAAATAAGTAACCAAGATGATCACTCTCACATTCAGCAATAATATCTTCACCGCTTATGAGTTTGTAAACTTTCACCGTCATAATATACTCCTTTAGATGGGGAAACCTCTATATCGAAGAGCTCGCATACGATTTTCAAGATCTTTAAGATCTGTAGAATCTGCTAAGTAAGCTTCTATTTCTTCTTGGATATAAGGCTGAAATGTTTCATCGACCCACTTCCAAAATGCTTTCATAGATATCCCCTTGCTTTTGCTTGAGCCATATCTCTAGAAACATCTTTTCTTAGAGACACCCAAAAGTGTATTAAGCTCTTCAGCTTTTCAACCAGTTTCATAACTGGTCTTCTTGTAGAATCTGCTTCTCACCTTTGGTTTTAACGGGGACTTTCTTTGGCTTGTTTTGCTCAGGAATCATGCGTTCCAAAGCAATACGAAGCATGCCATTGAAGAGTTCTGCGTTCTTTACTTCAACTTTATCGTCGATAGCAAAGGAACGAGTGAACGCTCTTGAAGCAATACCTTTGAAAATGTAGTCATTAGGGTCGGCTTCGGCCGATGCGTTTCCACGAACCACCAAACGTCCGCCATCAAGCTCAATATCAATCTCGCCTTGACCAAAACCAGCTACAGCCATCTCAATGGTGTAGGTGTTATCTCCGGTCTTGCGGATATTGTATGGAGGATAGTTAGGAATGTTTTTTGTAAGATCGTCGTGGAGTCTTTTCAAGTGATGCACTTGATCATCGAATCCTACAAAGAATTTTTCGAAATCTTTGAGATCTTTAAACACGGAAGGCAATAGATAGGTCATTTAATTTCCCCTTGTTAAGCGAGTTTAATTAACTACCAACCCATAAGGCGTTGGTGGGCAGTTTTGTCGAGGATGCCCAGCCTAGTTCCCATCCCGATTGGGATAAAACTATTTATATTAGTTAGGGAGTTTTCTTTCGACTGGCGTATCTTCAATAGCTTTCTGAGCAGCTTCCTGTGCAGCTTTCTGAGCTGCTTCCAATGCTGGAAGTTGTGGCTGAGCTTGCTCACGTAGCTTTCCGATT